GGGAATCTTCGGATTTTCGTGTTTTGGCTTAGGCGGCTTGGCATTTTTTCAATTTTTTGTTCTGGATCTGCCTTAGATTTAGGTCTAACCGTCTTTAATTCAGGATGGCGAACAAGCAATGTATTATTTACTGTCTCAATAATTTGAATGTTAGACATTCCATCAAATACACCTGCATTACCGAACGCTTTTAACAACTGGTCAAATTCACCAGCTAAGTTAGGATTCGTCATCAAGTAATTGTTTTCTTCTTTTTTTACGAAATTTAATAATTCTTGATTAAATTTATCAGCTTGCGATTTATTATAAGCATCAATGGTTTCTGCTGCTGTATTGCTTAATGCTTCATACTTAGCATCTAGCTTTGATACTTCTCCTTCATATTGTCGTATTTCACGCTCTAATAGAGCCTTTTGAGTGTCATACTTACCTTGGCCGATCTCGCCATTATCAAACTGTTCACCAAGTTCCTCTAATTTACTAAATGCATCACTTACTTTGCCCTGTGCGGCTTGGCGCTGCTGGTCGAGTTCTTCTAACTGTTCATCGAAATTAGGTAAAGGTTCAACTTCATCTTCAACTAAAGGGTCGTTTTGCCCATTTTCTTTATCATCAACTTCATTTTCATTATCCGTTTTTGTACCAGGATCTAATTCATCGTCATTATCTTGGTTTTCATCGTCCTCTGACGAAGGCGGTGTATTGCTTTCATCGGTTTTATCTTCCTCATCTTCTTCATTATTTTTTAGTAAATCCTCTACAAAATCATCGTCTAGTTCGTTGTCATTATCTTCGTCTTCATTGTCAGAATCTGCCTTTTTATTCAACTTCTCGATTTCGGCTTTTTCTTCATCGGTATACTCAAACTCATTTAAGATTTCATTACCATCTTCATCAATAGTAGTCGGTATGTTGTTTAGATCTGACATTTCTAATTCCTTAATTTTGACAATAAAAAAGCCCCTAAGTAGGGGCTTTTGGATAACAACTTCTTAAATTTTGCCTTCTGCAGTGGCTTCAATTACTAACGGAACAACCTCAATACCGAAGCTTGGCTCTCCATTTTCATCAATTTCATATGTTAATTGAGCACTTTGTAACGTTATTCCACGGGCATTTTGAATATATTCAACCTGCTGTTGGAGCCATTTAAGAAAGTCTAGTTCAAGTGCCGTGTTCTTTTTCACTGCCATGTATTAATCCTCAAGGTTGGTAAGATTGATTTTGCATTTCTGCAGGTGGTTGCGGAATTTTTTGAACTTCCGCAGGTGATACATTAAGTATGCTGTCAACATGCTCAATAAGTTGGTCTACAATAGGCAGGATCCCGTTTACTTGAACGGCTTCCGCTGCAGTTGAAACACCAGATTTGAGCACTTCCAATTTGTCTTTAAGCATGGTGATTTGCTGCATTTCCTCTGCTCGCTTAGTGTCACTCGCTATTTTTTGTGCTGCAGCTTCTTGCTGACTGATTTTTGCCATTTGTTGGCGAATCTCTAGCTGTTTGAGTTCTTCTTGTTCTTGTTGCTGTTTCTCAAGTGCCTGTCTTTCTTGTTCTTCACGCTGCAAACGTTCTTCTTCCGTCTCAGTAAGCGGAGGCATACCAGCCTCTTGACGGAGAGCGCTCACTAAGCGGTCTTTGTCTGGTAGATCTTGAAGTTCAATTGCCGAAGTCAGCATTGCGACTGCAAGCTTTGGATTCCCAGTATGCTGTGCAATGGTTCCAGCCACAGAAATAAGCTGCTCAGATAAAGCTTGGCGCATTGTTGTCCGATAATCACGCTCAGCGACTACAAAATCCGCTTGAGTGCGGGTTATATCTGTTTCTGGCTTCCCATCTTCATTAATCCGCACAAACTCCATTTTGTCTTTTAAATTGTCTGCAGTTATGCGGAACTGCATTGGCTTATCCATGAACTGTTCAATTAAAGATAAAACCAGTTCACCTTCAATTTTTCTGGCCAAAGAATGCATATCTGAAAGCACTGTTGTAATAATCGTGCCTTGTTCTTGCCTTGCTTGAATCGCAATACCACTTGTGGCGTTGGTGTCCATTCCACGGTTTTCGCCCGTTACTCCGCTAATCTGACGTATATACGAGCTATTTTGTTCTCCAACGTCTAAATGGGTACTTGCAAGCTTCGTACCTTCGTGGATTTCAAGATGTGTATTTGGATTCTTCTCAATGATGCCGTCATAGCGCTGTAGTTCATCTGCTAACGCCTCAACGTTATCAACCGCACCTTTATCCATGACTACCCTTGCAGTAGACATTAAGAATAAGGCTCTATTGCGTCTAACATTCAAATCAGATTGAGGGTCACGAATAGAACGAATAACGCCGTATGGCTCACCTTTTTTGTCTGTGAGATATGCATAGCGTCTTACAAATGGAAAGCGGTTATGTTTGTATGGTGAGCGCTGGCGATACAAAACCGTATCATCAGTATATAAAGCGCAATACATCTGTTCTCTTACAATCTCTACGGCACGATAGCCATAGTGATTAATAAGCGTTACATGGTCGGGGTTTTTTAAATCTAATACCTCACCATTATATGAACCTTCACCACGCAGTACCTTTACACGCTCATTTTGCTTGTACCAAATTTCATAAACCCGCACACCCTCACGCTCACCACTAGACTGGTTTAAGTTATGAGCTAAGCTAAATGAACCATCGCGGCCCAAAATACCAGTTTGCGCCAGTTCATCATTCATGCCTTCATTAATTAAATCTTCCTGCAGGTCTGCCATATCTTCGGCAAGGTTGAGCAACTCACTCTTTTTTTCAGGAAAATAATTAATGAGAGTGTTTAGCGGGATGATCTTTACACACCACATGTACCCCATATCAGTCATATCTGGCTTGCGACTATTTGAATCACAAACGATGTGACGCCAGTGCTCATGCAAGATTTTGATTTGAAAATCGCCGTCTTGGTTTGCTTCATAGCAAATTCTTACCCAGCCTTCACCAGTTTTGACCATATCAGCGAAGGCTTCTGAACGATGCCAACGCGCATTATTAATATCGTCAATATATTTAACCAACTTGCTTTTAACTAGACTTTGCTTTGAGTCATCTTCGGTCCGTGGCATTACAGCCCAATCTGTACGAACTCTGCGCTCACCGCCTAGGATCCAGTCTACAGTCGGCTTAATTTCGTTAAAGACACGTGGCTTTTGATTGCGTCTTTCATATTCCTGAATTTCCTCTTGAGTAAACTGCTCACCATCATAGTAAGCAGCATCAATAGATCGCTGTGTACGAGCCTCAGACTGCAGATCAATCTCACGCTGATATAAACCATGCGCCCATGTTAAAAACTGCCCTTCTTGGCTTTTTAAGAAGTCTTGATCAAGGTCTTTTTTATCAAACTCTGACATTAGCTAGCATCCAGTAATACAGTATCGTTGCACTTGATAATGATTCCGCTACGCTCTATCTCTTTTTCTTTGCGTTTCTGTTCAATCATGACGTCTTCTGGCGGATGCATAATCACCTCGTCTACATAGTCGAGAATCAAATCGCATATTCGATGTGTTACATCTGGCATCGCGTGGCCAAACAATTCAGTACATGCATTAGTAGCCATCTTTACTAGGCTTTCGGTATCCAATATGCCGTGCATGTTCTGCCGTAAAATTAGGTGTGTACGGCCAAAGCCAAAGGATCTGCGTGCTAAAATCAAAGCAGCATCATCTTCTTGCTGTCCATTCTGGTTAATCGTTACATTTGCTATCGCAACAACAACGCCATATTTCTGCAGCACGGGGATCTCTTTTAAAATCCCGAACTCAACTTCAATCACAATGCGCTCCTGCCCTGCCTTCTCGTCTTGCTAACTGGTTTTGGTTCGGTAATAGCAAATCTGATCATCATTACCCCGTACCTCATAGCATCTAAGAAGTCATCTTTAAGTTTTACAATTTTGCCGTCTTTACGGTGATACATTCGCTTCTCATCTAAGACGTTGGTGCACGTCTTGAAGATCTTGAACTCACCCTTTTTCATCATCTGCAGTATCAGACTGAGGCCCGCTTCGACTGAGTTAGAGCCATCTTCAAATGTGGCTCGCTCAGGCAGCATGTTTAGGCCTTCGGACTCATACTGATCTTTAATCGGTTTACCGCCGCCCTTCTCGGTATTCACGCCGTCGTGAGGCCATGCAACTGGTGCAAAAGTACAAAGGCCTTTAATGTTTGGCGTGTGTTCTACTGGCGTTCTACGTGAGTGGCCATACTCCGAAACAACGTAAATAATGTTGTTGTCTCGGTCCCAAGCTAGGTTTACGGCCGCTGTTGGGTGGTCCCAACCGAAATCCATTCCTGTGATACGTGGCCAATGTTTTGGTATCTCAAACGGCTCACAAGTAATATCCCGATCTTCAACCGGATAAATAGAACCTGTACCTGCAATCGGAATACCTTTTGATCTGGCATCGTGTTCGTGCTCAGGGAACTCAGCTAATAATTCTTTTTT